TAGTCGTAGGAAAAGAGCTTCGGCCCGTCCAGCGTCACCAGGACGATGCCCTCTTCTGAGGGAAAGAGTACCCCCAGCTCACAGGAGACGATGCCAGCCTTCGAGCTGCAGGGATACCGGCCGTTGAGCTTCGTGGTGCTCATGGCGTCGGCCGTGCCGGACATGAGGTAAATGAACTCGTCTGTCAGCACGACAATGGTGTTCCCGATGTAGCCAAGCCCGACGATCGTGGAATCGACGGGGTAGGAATACGGCCAGGCATGGGGAAGAAAGGGCTCCGAGATGTAGACGCGGTTGCCGACGAACCCGGCCAATGATCCGCCGTCGGGGGCGATCAATCCGGCAAGGGTTGCAGGAGGAGGGGCCCAATCCTCGCAGGTGAACGCTTCCCCGAGGGCGGAATCCGCAACGTCGTCCGTGAAGGTGTATGTGCTGAAATCCACGCCGGCCGTGTCGAATTCCCCCACAAAGAGGAATTCCGCAACCCCCGATGTTGACGCGGCCGTCCGGTAAATCCGGATCTTCCCGATGGATCGGCTGGCCGGGGGTTCCGTGAACCCGGAAAGCGTGACATCCCCCGAGCCGTAATCGGTGATGGAGGCAATGGCCGAATTCTGCCCCTCTTCAGCGTCCGTGGTGTCGAGCTTGACAACGTAGGTGTAAATGTAGGCCCGGTACGTTGCTCCGGGTGTATATCCCGCGTCGATCGTCAGCGCCGCCGCCGGCGCCGGGACCCCGAGCTTGTAATAATCGGTCGTGAAATCGAAGGTCGCGCTCAGGATGGACGTGGTCAGCACCCGGGGCTCCGTCATGCCCGTGACGTAGACGCGATCGTGGGCCTCGCCTGCAATCGGGCTGCGGGCGAAATCGAGTTCGCTGGCATTGACGATCCACTCGTCGGTTCCGGACTTCTTCCACTGGTATAGGGTCTTGAGCGTGCCGGATTCTGTGAGGTTCTGGATCCGGGCATTGGCCCTGAACGGCCGAAGGTCCCCGCGTGAAAGGTCGCAGTTTTCCGCAACCTGGGCCTCATATTCCTTGCTCAGGTGTGTGGCCACCCGGGGGCGCTCGCCGGAAAAGAAGTTCTGCCGGATCCGCATTAGAAAAACCTTACATTTTTCACGTTTCTGGAAAAATCTGAGATTTTTCCCGTTTTGCGAAAAACCTTACATTTTTCATGCTTTCAGAAAAATCTAAGACTTTTCACACTTTGGCTGCGCCGCGTCATGCCGTGGTCTTTCTTGATCCTTGCCAGGGCAACGCCATCGTTGTACCGGCTCCAGTTAAGACCGGCCATTGCTGGGTCCGTCCAGTCCTTCCGCGGCATTTCCAAGAGCCGCGCCCGTGCCCCGGCGGCGATCACGTCGCGGAACCTGTAATAAAGGTCGTCCTCCATGGTTGTCGCGGTATCGAGCGGCACAAAGATTTGCTTGATGAAAAACCGCTGATCCTCGGCCTCGATGCCATAGAACTTGATGTGCGTCGTGTCCGGCCAGGTGAAAAACTTCGTGCCCGAGACGGAGATTTCGTCAAGGTCGTCCTGGTCGTTCAGGAGCTTGATCTCCTGGGCGTCCCAATCGACCCCGTCGATCTTGAACTGTGTGAGCAGGATCGGCCTTCCATCCGTGATGTAGCTGGCGATGTTCACGTTGACCGAGTCGTTGTCTGCGGCGACGATGTCCGTCGAGACCACGTCGTGCTCGAAAGCCTTCTCAAGGACGTGGGTTTCCTCGCAGAACTTGATGAGGGTCCGCAGGACGGCCTCGTCAATGAGGACATTCGGGCACCCCATGACGTCGGGCGCAACTCTCCTTGAGATCTCGCTGATGTTGGTAGCCATGGGCTACTCCTTGTCTTTGAGGATGACCCGGGTGGACAATTTCTTCCCGCCCGCCCCGAATATCAGGTAAAGCCCGATCCCGGCGACGAGCACCGAAACAAGCTTTTCCCCGTCCGGGGTCAGGGTGTATCCGAGCCCGGCGATCCACTGCACAACTTCCGCAACGGCCTCCTTGAAGATCACGACGATGGAGCCGAGCAGGGCCAACGTGCCCGGCAGCGTGCTCTTCATGTCCTTCACTCGTTCCAGGATCTCGTTCATATCAGCCTCACTGCTTCCTTGAAGATTCCGAGTTTCGGCATGTCCGCGGGGGTCGGGGCCTCGCCGCCGAGCCCGTAGCAGACCGCACAGTATTCCGAGCAAAAGAGCTTGTCCATCTGCGTCGATACCCTGCGAAGGCACAGGCGCAGGATTGATTGATAGTCGTAGGGGGTCCCGATAAAGGACAGGGCGCACTCTCCGACGTGGACCCGATTGACCCTGCACTTCTCATCGTCGAGCGGATACCACCAGACCTTTCCGTCGTAGTGGGCCAGGCGGGCCGAGAGGATATTGAGCACCACACCGTCTGCGAGGGCCTCCGTCGTGAACCGCCTACCCTCGGCCCCCTCGTACTCCGCAAGGCGAATCACCAGGGACGCATGGGAGTATTCGGACAGGGTGCGCCAGCGGATCGCCTTGCCGATGAGCCGATCACTGGACCACATCAGCAGGTCCCCTGTCTGCATCTGAGTCTTGACGTTGTGATAGACGGTCAGGTCGTTCATTTCGCCGCCACCAGCAGCGCGAGGGCGTAGCCCATCTTGTAGCCCTCCATCCCGGCCTTCATCTGGGCCAGATAAATCTTGTAGGCGTCCACGTTGACCTCACTACCCTTGAATATGACCAGCTCCGCGACGATGGCCACCTCCGCCGCGAGGGCCGGGTCGTTCTGGTAGCCCGCCGCGAGCTTCGCCAGCCCTTCCTGCAGGAGTACACTGAGGGCCTCTGCCGTGGTCCCCGTCTCGATGGTCTGGATAATGCCGTCGGCGGCCTTGGCGACAATCTGAGCCGTGGCGGGGTCTGCCTTGCCCAGCTCGTAGCCGAGCCTGTGACCGGCGAGTTTGTAGAGCACGGCCTGAGATGCATCGTCGCTTACCTGGATGCCCGCGCAGCCCGCAAGGAACAGGGCTGCAATGAGAATTGCAAAAAGCTTACGTTTCATTTCTTCTCCTCCTGTGCTTAAAGTAGACAGCAGGCGGCTGTCTTAGATTCGTTCGATGGTTTTGCCTTCGTCACTCATCAGGAACACGGGGCGGTGACAAAGAAGCTGCCCAGGATTCCCGTTCCGCTCGTACCAAAACTCAAGGCGAAGATTGGGACCCTCAGCCTGATTCACCGGAGGGCAAGCAATCGGTTTGTTCTGGTCGTCCGTGAAGTCTTTGCAATCCATCCGAGAAATAACCGGCTCGCCCGGATCAAGGGTCCGGTATTTGCAGAATTCAACGCCGTCAATCAACATCGTCTGTCCGTTGTGGAAAAACTTAATAATCATCTGTCTGTCTCCTTATCTGCCTGCCTGCTGTCTTTTACTTCCAATTCGTTGACTTCGAAATGGTAACGCAGGAAGAACATCTCCCCGTCGTTCATCTGCCCGTGAATCTCTACCTGCTTCTTCTCGATGTCTATGATGGCTTTGGTCTTCATGCTTTTTGCGTCTTGATCCAGTTGTAGAGCCGCAGGCACCGCAGAAGCAGGGGGAACGTGTTGGCCCCTGACTTCGTCATGTGCCTGACCATCCTCATCAAAAGGGCGTCCTGCCAGCTCTCGGGCACGGTCCTGTTGATCGCCCCGAGGTCGTCAAGGCCGAAGTTGAAAGCGCAGTCAAACGAAACGGCGTCCCATGGCCAGGTGAGGTCGTCGGCTCCGGCGGGGATCCAGTACCGCTCAAGTGCCCTGTTGACGGCGCTTTCCTCGTCCAATGCTTGCACGTCAATGTCGGGGTTCCATTTCTGGCTGAACCCCCACTTCGTCAGGCCGCCGGGGTCGGACTTGTGATTGACGATTTTCCCCCCGCCCTCGAGCTTATTAATGACGAAGCGGATCGTCTTGTCGGCGTTTGCTCTCACTGCCTATCCCTCTTTCCGTTCTGGTGGAACAGTGCCCGGTCAAGCTTTGCGTCCATCTTCTCGATCGTGCCTTTCAGGTCCTTGATGTCGCACTCGTAGCGAGAGGCGTCGAGCTTCTTGGCGTCGAGGGCATCGACCTTGTTGACCACATACCCGCCGATGGCGACGACCAAAAACGCAAAGCCCGTCAGAAGCCACACTGCAACCTGATTCCACTTGAGCGAATTTCCGTTCCCGTTTTCAGCCATGCCGCCTGTCCCCTTGCTTTTTTGGGCACCCTCTGTTAGCCTGCCCCATCCGATTGAAGCTGGGCCTCGGCCTGTTGGATGCTTGGTTCATCCTTCGCCCCGGTGGGTCTGACCACCTGCCGGGGCAGCTTCACCGCCTATTTCTTTTTCTCTTGCTTCGGCGCGTACTTCTTTAACCGCTCATCAACGTCCTTCAACTGCCCTTCTGGAACTTGTTGAAGCTCGCCATGATGTCCTCCTGTGGGGCAGATCGATTAATACAGCGTTACGCATTCACGCTCGGGAGCCCCGGTGT